AGAGCATTCAGAGTAGTGATGGATGAAACTAATAACACACCAGATGTTATTGATAGAAACTTACTTGTAGGTGCAATTTACTTGCAACCAACTAGAACAGCGGAATTTATTCAATTAACATTCAACATCTTACCAACAGGCGTAACCTTTGGGTAATAAACTATAAAACACTCGTTCGATGAACAATAATACAAAAATTAGACTTCGTTTATCTAAGAATCTATTTGAATCTTTAACTAGAGAAATTCTTGCTGAAGCTAAAGTTAATGGCGGTGGCGCTTATACAGAGGTAGTAAAGATGCCTAAAGTAGGAAAAATCAAAGAAGTAAATGCAGTAGCAGATACCGATAAGATGGAAAAAATGGAAGAAAAGATGTCTTCTAAAGAAAAAATGGCTAAAGGACTTTACAACGAAGTAGATGTAGATACCGATAAGATGAAAAAGATGGAAGAAGCTCCTGTAGCTAAACCTAAGCATGATGTAGAGGCTTTAAAGAAAGCTAAAGCAAAGCTTGAGCAAAGAATTTCTGAAATGGAAACTATGACAGCTGAAGAGAAGATTGAAGAATCAGTTAAAAAGAAAAAACTGAAAAAATAAGTTTCGTATTAACAGATATTTATACTAAATAGAGAATAAAATGCCAGTATTAGATCCAAATGAAATAATGTTTACCGCTTTTGAACCTACCGTTCAGAACCGATTTATAATGTATATTGATGGTATTCCATCTTTCATGATCAAGAGTGCAACTGCACCAAACGTAAACTTAAACGAAGTTAAAATTGACCATATTAACGTTTACCGTAAGATTAAAGGAAAGGCTGAATGGCAGGATATGACTTTAAACTTATATAACCCAATTTCTCCTTCTGGTCAACAAGCAGTAATGGAGTGGATTCGTTTATCACATGAGTCTGTTACAGGACGTGACGGTTATTCTGACTTCTATAAGAAAGATTTGAACTTATCAATCTTAGGTCCAGTAGGCGATGTGGTATCGGAGTGGATTATTAAAGGTGCTTTCATTAAGACATCAAACTTCGGTTCTTACGACTGGTCTAACCAAGATGCAATCACAATTGAATTAGGTATAGGAATGGATTATTGTATCTTGAACTACTAATCGATTAAAAATACTAAAGAGCCGCCTAAAAAGCGGCTTTTTTTATGTTAAAAAGTTGGAAAGTACGTAAAAAACACATATATTTAGGTATAAAATAAAAGTTATGGCTTATATATTTGTAGTATCGGTACTAATAGGCGTTTTTATAGGATTTCCCCTGTACATTTACTCAAAAACAGTAGAAATATCAAGTAGATTTACTTTAACTAGGTTTTTAGTAGCATGGCCATTAAGGATGCTAATGTCTTTTACCACCTGCATTGGATTAACACTATTCAGTTTTATTCCAGCAGTACTGGTTCTAGCAGTAATTAACGTAGTACTTGCATCTATATTCAATCTCTCAGAAAACACGCAAAAAACTACCTTAGCTTTAGAAATAACACTGTATTTACTGTTTATTATAAACCTAACTCTAGTTGCTACTGTAAAGAATTTTATACGAGAAAGCAAAAGCTAGCCTCTATATATTTATTAATAAATTAACTAAATTAAGATTATGGACAATGAAGTAAAAATGAGTCTCCCAACAGAAAACGTCGAGTTACCCTCCAAAGGACTGTTGTACCCGCTAGATAATCCGCTATCTTCTGGAGTAGTAGAGATGAAGTATATGACTGCAAAAGAAGAGGATATTTTATCAAATCAGAACTACTTGAAAGACGGTACAGTATTTGATAAACTATTAAAATCCCTTATCGTATCAAAGATTAACTACGATGATTTAACTGTAGGAGATAAAAATGCAATCTTGATAGCAGCACGTATTCTAGGTTACGGTAAAGATTACAAAGTAACATTTGCTCATCCTATAACAGGGGAAGAAGAGGTTATTACTATTGATTTAGCGGAGATGAAGAATAAGGAAGTGGATTATAGTTTATTTAAGAATAATAACGAATTTACTTTTACTTTACCTAAATCACAGAACCAAATATCTTTTAAGATGTTAACTCATAAAGATGAAAGACAAATAGAGAATGAGCTGAAAGGTCTTAAAAAGATTAACCTATCAGCCGAAGTAACTACTAGATTAAAGTATTCTATTATAGCTGTTAATAACAATAGAGAAGCAAAAGCAATTAGAGAGTTCGTAGATAACTTTATGTTAGCTGCCGATGCACAAGCCTTAAGAGAGTATATTAAGGAAATATCGCCAGATTTAAACCTAACCTTTACCTTCGTCGGTTCCGACGGCTACACAAAGGAGGGTGTAGACCTACCAATGGGTGTTTCCTTTTTTTACCCTAACGCCTGAGTATAGAGCTTCTGTTTTTACTCAAATTCACGAAATAGTGTTTTTCGGTAAAGGTGGATATGATTGGAATACAATTTATAATATGCCTATATGGTTACGCAAGTTTACCTTTAATCAGATTAATGAATTTTATAAGAAAGAGCAAGAAGAATATGAAAAAGGGCAAGGAAAGAGTCAAATAGTGACAGCTAACAAGCCTCTAGCAAAACCCGGTATTCCAGATCAAAAACCCACATATACGAGCAAAGTGTCTAAGAAATAGGCACTTTCTCTTTTTTTAAGCTATTTATATGTAAATACTAAGCATGGAGAAAGTTTGTATTAAGTGTAACGTGAGTAAAGACTTCTCTAATTTTCACAGTTCTAAGTCCTATAAAGACGGAAAAATGGGAACCTGTAAAAGCTGCTTTAACGTCGTAGTAAGCAGGTACAGGCTTAAATCCTACCGTAAGAATAAAGAAAAAATTAAAGAACGTGGACGAAAATGGAGAAGTGAACAGCAAAATTACTATAAACAGTGGAAGCTCAATAACTTAGAACATGTCAAAGATTATGCTAAAACCTACAAAAAAACTCCTTTACAAAAATTAAAAGCTAATATACGTACAAGAATAGCTCAACATATCAGCGGATTTTCTAAATCCAAATCAACATTAGAGATTTTAGGATTAGAATCTTTTGAGCAACTTCAAAAACATATCGAAATTAAATTTACTACGGGAATGACCTGGGAAAACTACGGGTTTGGGGAAGGAAAATGGGTAGTTGATCATATAGTACCATTAGCGTTAGCAAAAGAAGAACAAGACGTTTATAAGTTAAACCGTTTTACAAACCTACAGCCTATGTGGTGGAGAGAAAACATGGAAAAAGGATCAAAAGGCTAATGAGCTCTATTTATATACATGAAGCTATTCAATAAATTTTATATGGCAGATGCAGATGGAACAGGCGGCCCTAGTAGAGATGATATTAAAAATACTCAAACTCTAAAAGAGCAGTTTGCAAGTGTTAAAAATACTCTAGAAGATGTTGCTCGTATTTTACAAAGAGACATTGGTACTGAGATTCTCCATATGACTGAGAGTGTACAGGGTTTTGATGAAGCAGCAGCTAAAGTAGCAAAAGGTACCCTTAAAGATCTAACGAAAGAATTACTAATGGCTGCAAAAGCCGTAGAAAAAACAAAACTAACTTCAGAGGGATTAACTAAAGGATTTGTAAATTCTAAAAAGTATCAAGAAAGCATCGTAGCTTTAAAAGCTAGACAATCTAGTATAGAGTCAAATCTCTTAAGTTTAGAGATGCAAGGAGTTCAGGTATCAGACGATAGTTTAGGGAATGTTAAAGCAGCAAATAAAGCTTTAGAACAGCAAATTAAATTAGAAGAGAGATTATTAGATAAAGCTATAAAAGCCGAAAAAGCAGCAGGTAAAGTAGGAGAGCTTTTCCAAGGAATATCAAAAATACCGGTATTAAATAAACTAGTTGATTCGAAGGAAGTTCTTGAAGCTATAAATAAAAAAGCTGCAGAAACAGGAAGTAGGTGGCAAGCTCTAGGCGCAGGAATTAAAGAAACCTTCGCAAGTATTGGAAGAAGTTTACTAGACCCTATGACCTACGTAACAGGTATTTTTTCTCTGTTTCAAAAGATTATAGAATTAGTTCTCGAATTTGATGCTAGAACTTTTAAAATAGCTAAAAGTCTTGGTGTAAGCGTCAGTGAAGCAAGAACCTTACAAAGTCAGTTTATAGATATTGCTACTAGCTCTAAGAACTTCGGTTTACGAATTGAAGAAGTATCTCAAAGTTACGGAGAAATTAGTACTCAATTAGGTTATTTAGCGCCAGTACAAAAAGGTTTTGCTGAAAATGCTGCTCTAATTCAAAAGAGAACAGGAGCTTCTGCAGAAAGTATGGAAGCTCTAGCAAGACAATCTGCTCTAACAGGTAAGACTTTAGGAGAGACTTATGGCATCGTTGCGAGTACAAGAGTAATAGAAGGGGCTAGAAATAAAATAGCTTTAAGTACAAGACAGATAATGGAGGGAATTGCTAAAGTTAGTTCCGCTATTGTCATTAACTTTAAAGGTAGTACTGAAGCATTATCCGGTGCAGTTATTAGAGCAACTAGATTAGGCACTACATTAAATGATATTAATAAGCAAGGAGAGTCTTTATTAGATTTTGAAACAAGTATACAAAAAGAATTTGAATTACAGGTACTAACTGGCCGTAATATTAACTTAACTAGAGCAAGAGAGCTTGCCTTAATGGGTAATACAGCTGGCTTAATGGAGGAGTTAAATAAGCAGCAAGTAACTTATGATTCCTTCATGAATGAAAATGTCATTCAAAGAAAAGCAGAAGCGGATGCAATAGGCTTAAGTGTTGAAGAGTTGTCTAAGAGATTACTTTTAGAGAAGCAAGCTAAAGTACTAGGTGCAGAACAAGGAGAGTCTTTGCAGCATAGGTATAATACGTTAATGAAAACTGCTGAAGGTCAAAAACGAATCAAAGAACAATTAAGTGAGCAAGAGCAAGCCGATTTAAGAAGGGCTTCTATTCAAGATAAGTTTCAAGCTGCAATAGAAAAATTAAAAGCTACTCTAGCAGAAGTATTAGAAGGACCTGTAAAAGGACTTATAGAAGGATTTATTAACTTTATTAGTAACGGAGAAAATATAAAAAAAATTGCTAATACTTTAAAATGGGCTTTCACTGGTATTGCAGATATTATTAAAAACTTTCCAACCTACCTACAGCAAGCTATCCCGTACTTAAAGATAATAGGAGCTACCCTAGTAGGTATTATGGCAGCAAGTATGATTTCAAGTTTATCCATGATACCTGTAGTCGGACCTGCATTAGGAGTAGCCGCCGCTATCGCTGCTGCTGCAGCTATAGGAGCTGTTTTATCTACACCAGTCCCTTCTTTTAGTATTCCTCCTACGAGTGCAGAAGGGATGACAAAACCTGTAAGCCCTATCACAGCAAATCAGCAAGCTCAAGTTCCTGCTCCTGCTGCCGCTACAACAGCAACTAATACAAATCCTAACTTTAACTTGTTTATTGACGGACAACCTGTTTACGCTTCTGTTAGAAGGAACTTTGAAACAGATCATGGATTAAAAAAATCATAATATGGCATTACTAGATCAAATAAAAAAATCGCAATTAAGTAAACAGGGTAGAACCACTACAACAGGTATCTTCGAAGGTACTCCTGAAAACGTAGCTGTAGTTGAAAGAGGTTATTCTGTACCCAATGCCTCTATAGTAGTACCGCCAAGTCAATTACCAATCGACTATGTCTCCAATTTAAGAGATACAGCTACCTACTTAGATTATTTAAAATCAGCTAAACGATAATCAATGCCGTTAATAAATTTTAAAACAGATTTTAAAACCTTACGTTACGGTAATGATAAACCTAATGGTGGATCAAGTACACAACCTTACATACAATCTCCTATACCTGATACTGTTCCAAATACCTCTAATGCTGCTACAAGCTTTTTTAATAGCTTTTACGAAACCAATAGAACAAGTTTAGACTTTCCAATACGAGGAGGTAAATTATCAGAGGTGGCAGGTAACACCTATACTACAACTGCAGGCGAAATAGATAGACTTAGAATACAAAACTTTTTAAAGGATGCACCTCGTGGTCCAATGTTTATTCAAAAACAAAAAGGATTACAGTTAACCAACCCTCTTACTCAAGTACCTAGCACTATTCAAAACAACGTAGGTATTTTAGGTTTATTTCAAATAGATAACCAAGTATCACCAGTTACTCAGACTTATGATCCTGCTAATACTTTAGCACAAATTGCTGCACAGGGTACAGGAAAGCATTTTAACAGGCATGGTATTAGCCCAACTATATACGAATCTCCTCAAACAACTTATGAGTACATTGTTGCTAATAGCAATACTCCTGATTCAAATAGATTATTACTATTAAGCCAATTAAAGTTAAAAGAAACAACTGGATTTCTATTTGGTGCTGAAGATGCTGTTAAACTTCAAGCAGTTAATCAATTAGGAATTGCATCAGCACAAGGTCAGATATTAAATTACCAAGGAGGACCCGGTTCAACTTATGGTATTGGTTCTACTATTATCAGAAGAGCAACCAGTACTATTCCAGCTAAAGCTTATTCTAGTATAGCCTTTACTTACGAAAAGATTGCCAATTATGATACTAGACCAGGAGATGACCCGCTTGTAGTAAACATAAAAGACTTTAGAATTGAATTAGAGGGCGGTGATGTAGCATCTACTGTTTACCCTCTCTTCTCACAAGAAGCTAGACTTAACGTAGGTAACCCGGGTATCAATACTTTTAAAAGAGTTAACTATAACGATATTATTCCGCAAGCTATAGACAAGTTAAATGCAAAAAATTTATTCTACTATAATGCTAATACTCAAACTCCTTGGATTGCAGGAGGTAATGATACAAAAGATTTAATTAAATTTGCATTTGAGTGTATGTCTAATGACTATCCTGGTGATGCAGTAGCGCTTGTATTTAGAGCTTTTCTAGATGGTGCTATCCAAGATAGTAACCAAGCACAGTATAATAGTTTTAAATACTTAGGTAGAGGTGAAACTTTTAGAACCTATCAAGGATTTGATAGAAGTGTTTCTTTTAACTTTAAGTTATTTGTTCAAACGAGAAGCGAAATGCGCCCGCTCTATAAAAAATTAAATCATTTAATATCTCAAGTATATCCAGATTACTCCCCAGATACTAATTTTATGAGAGGAAATGTTGTTAATCTGACAATAGGAGACTATTTTTATAGGGTACCTGGATTTTTAGAAAATGTTAATGTGACTTTAAATACAGATGTAGGGTGGGAGATTTTATTAAACGGAGATCCTTCAAACAACTACACTGAAACAGATGTAGCTCAATTACCTTTTGTAGTAGATGTTAGCTGTACGTTTAAACCAATTATGAACATATTACCAAGAAGAGAGAATTACGAAAATCCTTACATTCCATTGATTGCTGATACTGGATTCTTAAGCACGGGAATAGATAATCCTGATAACTCCGCTACTAATAAAGGACAGGCTTTAGCAGCACAGATAAGAGCAATTGAAGAAGCAACTTCTCAAGCATCTATAGCTGCAGGTGATGTAAGACGTTCTTCTATAGCTGCTCAACAAGCAGCACAAAGCCGCACTTTCAGTGCTCCTCAATTAGCAGCTGGCTCAACTCAAAGAATCCTAGGTGCTGGAACTTATGCTTTCAATAGTAAACAACCAGCTCCTAAAAAAAATACTAGAAAAAAGTAAGTAACTAATTATTATGCCATCTAGATACCAAACCATAGAAACAACAAAGCTTGACGTAACAGGTAGCCTGTATTATGTTACAAACGTTTATCCGGAAATAGCTCCTACAGATAATGACTACTATGTAATTACTACTGTGGATGATAGATTGGATCTATTAGCTTATGATTTTTACCAAGATTCAAGCCTTTGGTGGATTATTTCATCAGCAAATGCTTTACCAGGAGATTCAATATACCCTCCTGTAGGAATTCAATTACGAATTCCACAAGATATACAATCGATATTAACTACATATAATAGAGTAAATAATGTTATCAGGTAAGGTTTTATCCAATGTCATAGGAGCTCCTTTTGATGAGTATATCTTAGACCAATTAGATGTAAGATCTAAAAAGAACGCGTTAGAGACTAGAACTAACGAAGATGTTTTGTATCTTGCAAATAAAATGTCTTGGACAAGACTTGTATCTTCTGTCAGAGTTGCCCCAGCAGGTAATCAGACATTCCAACAATTCTATGCAAATTTATTTGATGGAGAAACAGTACCTGGGGGATATACTACCCCTGAAAGTCTTGCTCAAAATTGGATACTACAAGCTGGTACTTCTCAACTCGTTGATAAACAGACAAAATTAAGGTACGGTCTAGGTCCTGATGGTGCTTATGGATTAGGAGGATTACAGCAAGGCTACAGACCAATGCCTGGTATTGAATCTTTAACTATTGATAGCAAAGGTACTTTAGGTTCTTTAAGAGAGGCATCTATTAATTTTAAAGTTTGGAATATAGTACAACTTAATATAGTAGAGGCTTTATATTTTAGATTAGGATACACTATGCTACTTGAATGGGGACATGTTAATTATTTTGATAATAAGGAAAAGTTTCAAACTAACAGTGCAGACAATGCACCTCTAGATATTTTTGATAAGACTCAATTTAACGGAAAGGAAGACATACAGCAAGCTATAACTAAAAAGAATAAGCAATCTAACGGTAACTACGATGGAATGCTTGGAACAGTTACTAACTTTTACTATTCTTTCAATCAAGACGGAGGATTTGATTGTAATATAAAGCTAGTAGGATTAGGTTCAGTAATAGATACGGTAAGGATCAATCAGACCTTTACAATGCCAAAAGTTTTAAAGGAGAAAATTAAAGATCAACAAGCAGAGCTTCGAGAAAGACAGCGAATAGCTATAGAAAACCAGAAAAAAGCAGAAGACTTAGCAGCCCGTGTAAGCCAAAAATTACTAGCAGTACCGCCGCCAGAAGCAAAAAACGTAGACGGTATAAAAGCCATTTATAAAGCCGTTAACGGAAAAGATCCAGATGCTACTTGGCTAGGTGCTATATCTTTTGCAGCTGTACAAACTTCTGGTGAAAGCGATCCATTTGGAACTGATTATTTTTATAAAGTAAACTCTACTAACACTGCTCTTAACAACGACCTTAATATTGGAGGAACAGTAGGCAGTGTTTACTACGCCCCACGTGCAGGTTTATTTTTAAACCACAAAAACGGTTGGCAATTTATAGCTGCAGGTGTTGCTACTAGACCTCAACCTGTAAAACTAAATACGAAGTTAATAGATGAATTAGCCGATCCAACTAGACAAGGATATGCAGATTCGTTAATCGACTTATCTATTAAAGACACGCGAATATCTAGAAATGATTACTTGTACGACAAGATATCTGTTAAGGTAGGTGCTTCTGATGTGACGCTTTATCCGAGAGTGAACGTTAACTTTCTTACTGGTGTTGAGACCGGAGGTATATGGAAAGACCCTCTTACAGATTACACTCCTTCTACTACAGTAGGACTTTTAGATGTATCTTTAAACATAAAGAATGAAAGAACAGCTACTACAAATGTAACGTCTCTTCTTTTTGGTAATAGAAGATTATTTTCTACTAAACTTAAAGAAGATACTATTATTATAAATCCATTCGATGTACAACTTGCCTATGTACTAAACGGACAACAAAAATTTATACAATTTGTTATAAACCCTCAAGGAAGACATACAAGAGAAGAATATGTACAAGGGTTAACTAACTGGTTCTACCAGGTAGGTGAAGTTATAGTAGATGATTTACAGTTTGCTAATATAGGTAATGGAGTAAATAAAGATGTGAGTCTTATTATACACAGTACAATAAAAGGATTGGTTGTTAAAGGAGATACCATTACTGGAACAGTCACATTCAATGATAGTGGTCTTATAGACCAAGTACTTTCCTTACCTCCCGCTACAGGTGCTCCAATACCGGCAGTAGGAACATCAGTTAATCCGACAGGAGAAACTATAGGAGGACAGAATACAGCAACTGTAGCTCAAACACAAGAAGCTAAACAGTATAATTCTGCATTACATGCTATGCTTATAGCCAATATGACACAAGGACAAGCAACAGCTTATAATTCTCCAGGGATAACCCTGATTGATTTTCAAGATAATACTAGAACTCTTTTTGAAAGCGGAGTTCTTAACGGTATATTCACTACAACTCCAAAACAAAGCAGTCCAGCAAGCTTTAATGTTTTAGATTATGCTATTAAAGGTTTTAACAGCAACTTAATGGCTGATAAAACTTTATACGGTGATATTTTAGATGTAGATTTTAAAGCTCTATGTACAGGATATAAAGCTAATTATGAATTTTCTGAAGGAGAAACACCTTCTATTGGTAATGGACAAAAACCAGTGTATATTAAGTTTGGTTATTTACTTGCCTTTATGAACAGTATGTGCTTGTTATATGAAGCAAAAGATAAACAAAGTAATACTACTAATAGCAATGATATCAAACCTTACTTTTATATTGACTTTCATCCAGAGTATAACTTCTGTTTAACTTCACCAAAGCATTTTACAGTAGATCCTTACAAAGTATTAATACCTTTTCAAGCAACTTTAGAAGATTATAAAAGTTTATTTCCTCCCGATATTGCAAAAGATACTAAATTCCAGAACGAACTTTTTAATCCAGAGAGAGATAATGTTTTTTCTAATAGACTACCTCCTTTTAAGGCTAATACTTCGCTTCAAGGTAAAACTATGGAGATACTACTTAACACTCAATACTTATTGGAAGTAGCCGACCAGTTTTTAAAAGCAGATGCAGAAGGAGCAGTTTATTTTAAACCTTTTTTAGATAGGGTATTAGACGATATAAATAAATCTACTGGAGGTTTTAATTTATTTAGAGTAGCTTACAGAGATGATTCAAACACTGTAGTAATTAAAGATGATCAACGAGTACCTAGCAAAGGAGAACCTACTTGTATTTATAGAGCGGGCATTTCAGCTAATCCTTCTCAGTTAAATATATTCGGTAAGGGCAGTATAATTAGAGATATGGAGTTTAGAACAAACATGAATACTCCAATGTCTGCTATGATAGCCATATCTGCTCAAGCTACTATTGGAAATCAAGTTGCTAATGCACAAGATGCTACTGCTATTGGTGCTTACAACACTGGGTATGATGATGCATTTATGAAAATAAAGCTAAATTCTACCTCTAACGCTGATAGCGGTAATTCAAATAAAGACGTACAAACACAGCAAAAAGCTAAAATAAATAGTGACTTAGATACAGCTAAGAAATTTAATGCATATGTAAAACAAGTATACAATACCGGAGTAGTATCAAAAATACAAACAGATCCTTCTATATCCTATTATTTAAACCGTCTTAGAATTAAAAAAGCAGAAGATAAGGATACTCAATCAGCTCCTTTTATACCTGCTAACTTAAGTATTAATATAGACGGTATAAGCGGTATTTTAATGGGAAATGCTTTTACTGTGCCTTCAAATCGATTACCTGCTTCACTAAGAGGCACAGCTCTTGAACCTAAAGTAGGATTTGTAGTAGTAGGGCTTACTCAAACTTTACAAAATAACGAATGGACAACTAGAATTAGAGGTCAAATGATATTT